GCTATGGATGTACTGGTGAGCCTACAAAGTTACACCGAGACAATAGACACGAACACTGGGGAGAAGTTGCAGACTTGGACCGAATACGCTACCGCATGGGCTGAGCGCGTAGAGGCGCAGTCTGGTAATGAGAATGTAAACGCCGACCGCAGAGAGCATAAGCAAATAGTAAATTATACTATTCGGTATAATACCAGCGTGAGCGTTAAGCATAGAGTGGTAGAGGACGGCATAGCCCATAACATTGTTAACATCGCAAATTTACAGCGCAACCTATATTTGAAACTACAAACCGAAGTTACACTGTAATGGCAAACAAACGCGAAACTAAAATGGATGGGCTTGCAGAAGTAATAGCTGCACTAGAAGCCATTGGCGTGGATGTTAAAAGCAAACAGTTACAAGATGTTATAAAAAAAGAGTCTCAATGTATTATAGACACGGCCCAGAATTTAGCGCCTAAAGACACTGGTAATATGGCGGAGTCTATTATGTTCATTACAAAACTAGACAAACAAAATAGGGAAAAAGTGTTAATAGGTTTAAATAGTAATTACTATAATCACTATTTAGGCGTAATGTGGGAATACGGCACAGCGCCCCGCATACAGTCAAACGGACGCTATACGGGTAGCCTAGCGCCTCGCCCATTTATGCGCCCAGCCCTAGACCAAAATAAAAACAAAGTAACTGAGGGAATTATTAAAGGCGTAGACAAAATACTACGCGACTTAGCAAAGAAAAATAACTTAATATATAAATAACCATGGCAACTACTGGATTAGTAAACGGCACGCTTATTAGCATCTATAAAGATGTAGCAGGCACATTAACTAAAATCGCTAACGCGACATCTCACAGCATCGACATTTCAAAAGACATGATTGATGTAACCAACAAAGACAGCGCAGGCGCTAAAGAATTTATTGCTGGCGAGTACGGCTACACTTTAAATGTAGAGGGGATTTTTGAAGAGGACGCAAGCGTAAGCACGCAGGGCCAATCTTTTAAAGACATCCTAGCCGACTTGTTAGCTGGTACTTCTGTAACTGTTGTAATGACTACTAACAGCACGGGCGACCAAAAAATGACTGGCTCAGCATTCTTTAGCAGCTTGTCTTTGAGCGCCCCCAATAACGACAAAGCAACTTTTACTGGCACATTGCAAGGTACTGGCGCTTTGACTGTTGGCACAGTTGCTTAATTAATTTACTATATTTGTGGCCATGACCACAGAAATTAAAATAGGGGGTGCTAGTCATCCCCTTTTATTTAACATGAACAGCCTTAAAAATGTAATGCAGTTGGCTCGCATGGAAAACTTTGCAGACTTGAACATGCAAAAGGACTTAGCCAAGTCTATGGACTTCGCACTAGCCTGCGCATTTTACGGCATTGTTGAGGGCTACGAAGCCAAGGGCGAAAAAACACCGTTTAAAACTGTTGACAAATTAGGCGCAGCTATTCGGAAGTTTTCCGAGTTAACCCCTGCACTTGACGCTTTTACTGCTGCGGTTACTGACTTCTTTTCTAGCGACGAGCCAGAGGGAAAGTAACAGCCAAGGGCGACAGCGCCCCGCTTACTTGGCGCAAAATTGAGCGCATTAGTTACGGAGAACTTGGGCTAAGTGAGGCCGAGTTTTGGAAATGCACGCCCCACTTTTGGCGGTTAAAACTTGAGGGCATGCGGTCCGCGCAGACTCAAGAGTATAGAAACCAGTGGGAACTTATGCGCTGGGCGGTTGCTACTTCTATGGCCCCACACCTGAAAAAACCAATAGAGCCCAAACGCTTGTTAACTTTTCCTTGGGAAGAGCCCGAGTTTTTGTCCATTCACGAAGCCGTTAAGTTATATTCGCATGTCTTTGCCAAGTTAACCCCAGACGCCAAAGCATGAGCGCCCCTATAAAAATAGCCTATAACATTCTTAGCAACTACGCGGGGCTTACTGCTCTTGTTAGTACACGCTTAAACCCCTTGCGCATTCCGCAAGAGTCTGCTTTTCCTGCAATAAGTTACAACCTTGTTAGCATAATTACTAGTCCTACGAATACTAGCCACAGCCGTACAGACTTTGCACGGGTGCAGGTTAATTCTTTTGGCACTACATTCGCAAGCGCTACGGCGGTCGCTGAGCAAGTGAGGGCAGCGTTTGAGGCTGCTACATTGCCAGCAACTTTTAACGGCGTTAAATGCCAAACAATAGAACTAGACAGCGAGGTACAGTTAACCGACGATGAAGCGGGCTTTGCTGGAGTTTACCAAGTTTCTCAGGACTTTATAATTAATTATACTAGGTAATGGCAAGGTCGTTAAACATTGTTATAGGTGCAGACATAGAGAAACTGCGCAAAGGTTTGCAGGAGGCTATTGTGGCTATTCAGTCAAGCGGCTCTAAAATGAGTGCAGAGACCGCAAAGGCTGCAACCGAAATAGAAAAGAAACTGGCTGCAATTTCAACTAAGAACCCAACGGCTGGAACTGTTAGGCAGTTAACCAATTTAGCCATGGAGGCTAGAGCCTTGGGGCCAGAGTTTCAAAATGTAGCTAATGACATTATAAAGCAAGCGGGTAGAATTAAAGACAGCATAGGCGACGCCCGCGCTGAGGTGTCCTACTTTGCCAGTGACACTAGAAGGCTAGACGCTGCAATAGGAACCGTTCAGGCAGTTGCTGGGGCGTATTCAGTTGTAGAAGGCGCCACTGCTTTAATGGGTGTAGAGAGTGAGAACCTAACCAAAACAATGGTTAAACTCCAAGCAGTTATGGCAGTTGTAACGGGGTTGCAGGAAATTCAAACCTTACTACAAGAGGAGAGCGCAGCCATGCAGGGCTTGCTTGCTTTGCGGACCACAGTGTTAACTGCTGCACAAACGGCTTACGCTACCGCAGTAGGCACAGCCACGGGAGTACAAAGGGCATTTAACTTAGCAATGGCAGCAGCGCCTTGGGCATTGGCAGCCACAGCAGTGGCCGCTATTGTTATAGCAGTAGGTAACTACCAAGACAGAATAAAGAAAGCGGCAGAGCAGCAAAAGTTATTTAACGAAATTAATAGCGAAACACAAAAGAATTTTGAAGAGGAGGTTAAAAGCGTTAGCGGTTTGCTGGCCGTAGTTAATAACCATAACGCTAGCATGGTAGAGCGTAAAAATGCGCTAGCCGAAATACAAAAAATTTACCCAGACTTTTTAGCTAACCAAAACCTAGACAAGGTCGGAAGCGAAGAGTTAAAAACTGCGACTACTAATTTAACAAACGAAATTTACAAGCAAGCCAAAGCCAAGGCGGCCTTCGCCAAGTTGCAGGAACTCAGCGCCAAAATGCTGGAATACGAACTAGGCAAACAGCAGGCTCAACTTTCTACGCAAGCCGAAATAAATAGACTCTATGCCAGCGGGGCAAGTCCTGCGCAAGTGCAGAAGTTTATAGAAAGCCAAAAGAATGTAGGCACAATAGCAGAACAAAACGCGGCTAAAATTCAGTCGCAAATTGATGCTATTATAAACATGAGTAACGCGCAGGGCTTAAGCCTTACGCCAGTTAGCAAAGCCACTACTGCAATTAAAGAACAGACTAAGGCAGTAGAAGGTTTAACAACAGCACAAACAAACCAAGCCGCTGCGCGTACATTAGGCGCTCCGCAGTTTGGTGCAGGCGCTCCAACTATTGAAGCCTTTGCCGCAGTCACTGGCCCAATGCAACAATACGCCCCAGTCTTAAAGCAAGCCACTGGCGAGCAGATTGCTATAATGAGCGACTACGAGCAGAGAATGACAGAGGCAGCGGGCGCTATTAATAACGCTTTTAACAGCATGACAGCAGAGGGAGTCGAGGCATTCGGCGACATGATTGGCGGAATACTGAGCGGGCAAATTACTAGCTTTGACGACTTTGGCAAAGCCTTGCTGGGTTCTGTTGCTAAGTTTATGCGGGCCTTTGGTACTGCATTAATTGCAACGGCTACCGCGTCGAAAGCCTTTAAAGAGTTTATTTTAAAGCGGCCCGAAATTGGTATTGCAGCAGGTATAGCATTGGTGGCAGGCTCGGCAGCTATTAGCGGCATGCTTAAGAAAGGGCCACAGCCTACGGCATTCGCTGAGGGTGGAATAGTTAGCGGTCCTACATTGGGCTTAGTTGGTGAATACCCTAACGCTAGGAATAACCCAGAAGTTATAGCGCCGCTAGACAAACTTAAAGGCATGCTAAAAACTGGCGACAATAGCAGCGGCTTTGTGGCAAGCACTACCATAGCAGGCCGAGACTTGGCAATAGTTTTAGAGCGTTATAATAAAGACAGCAAACGGGGTTAATGGCACGCAAGTATTATGGCTCGTTTTTGAGCATCGAAAATATAGAGTACAGAGTAGAACTCTGGGACGGGGCCACTGGCTCAAGTGCTAACAACTTTGCAAGCCGCTACGCTACCAGAGTAACAGCAGCTGGAGGCTACCAAGAGGGCGCCAGTTGCTTACTTGAAAAGTTACTAGAACTAGAGGACGCCACAGAATTAACCCTAGCAGGCGACGGCTTTACTATTGAGCGCCAAGGTCAGGGTAATACCTACTACGAAAACTTTTGTAGGCCTAGTAGAATTTCGACTAACTGGATAATGCCTAGCGACACGGTGCGAAATGCTTTTATAGCTATTGCCAACAGTCAAGAGAACCGCTACGCTATTGTCGTTTATAGAGCAGACGCGCTTTACTATGTAGGCCGAGTGGTTGCAGACCAAGCCGACTACCTACGCGAAAGCATTAACGGGGCGCCAGTGTTTGACTTGGTGGCTGTTGACTCGTTAAACTTGTTAGAGGGTTTCTTTGTAAGCCCTGACTGGTTTACTGACTCATTGGCTACGGGCTTAGACATAGTGCGTAAGTCTTTGGAACTTTGCGGACTTGACGACTACTGGACCGCCTTAGGCGAAAATACCTATATACGCGACGGCGTTACAATGTATGACACGGCGCAGGCAAGTTACAAAGGGCTGGCTAACACTAAGTTTAACCTGCTTAGCTTTTACAATAGCTTTGACCCTTTCGCGGATGTTCAATTTATTGACACTACCGACCCCTTTGAGGCTGGCACAAATATAGACCTGCTAACTTGCAAGCAGGCCATAGAGCAAGTGCTAAGCATTTACGGCAGTCGCATTACATTAGAAAGCGGGGCGTTTTGGATTTTACCAGACGACGCCTATAACGCTACTAACTTAACTACTAGAATTTACAACGCTGCGGGTACCTACCAAAGCAA